ATGGCATCACCGATCGAGTTAACCGCCGAAGCCCTTCGCGAGCAATTGAACTACGACCCGGAGACCGGGATCTTCACTTGGCGGATAGCGAAACAGAAGGTCCGGGCTGGACAGGAGTGCACTGCCACCAATAAGGGCGGCTATATCGTCATAGGAATATTCGGCAAGTACCATTCGGCGCATCGACTGGCTTGGCTATATATGACTGGAGAATGGCCACAGGGCGAGATAGACCATATCGACCGCTGCAAGACCAACAACCGGTGGCGCAATCTCCGCGATGTTAACCACTGCGGCAACATGCAGAACGTCATCCCAGGAAGGCCAAACAAGTGGGGCCATCGGGGCATTTATCAGGATCTGCGCACAAAGAAATGGGTGGCTGGGATCAGGGTCAATGGCGCCTATCGATACCTCGGCGCGTTCAGATCGCCCGAAGCGGCAGCTGCGGCATATTCAGCAGCCAAGCTAACGATGCATATCCCCAACGAACCCCAAAAACAGGGACAGTTGGAAGCCTTCTGACTGAAGGTATAGTACTGTTTAAATAAACAGTAGTTTGCTATGCCCAGATACCCCGCCCTCACCATTCGCGAACTCCAAGCGATCCAGGAAGCCAATAAAGGCAACCCGGCAGTCCGTCGTTTGCTCTGGGAGATTCACCGCCTGCACGAAGTGCTGATTAGTATGGACCTACATCTGCGCGGCCTAGATCCAGACTTGAGCTATTTCGTCGGAGTCGCCAAGAGCCATTGCGTTGTCCTGCTTGACCAAGAGCCGGCGGTGCGGTGGTGCCGTTTCAAGGACGAGGAAGCAAGAAGAAAAAGTGCGGCTCTTGGAAATATCAACGCCCACTATGGATTCGCCGCCGAAGCGTTTGTCGGCCCTAATCAGCCAATAGCGACGCCTCGCCGCAAGCGGCGTAATCGGTAGACCGGATGTAACATACGTTTACTATGATCTATTCCATCCCCGAATCTCTGCAGGACTCGCACGACGGCGAGGAGTGGGCGATAGCCACCATCCTGGGCGGGCGCGTGGTGGCGTTGCGCTACCTGGCCGACGTGGCGCCGGACCTTGAACTGATCGAACCGGCGATCAAAGAATGGCTGGCCAGCAATCCTATCGAATTGCGTGAGTTGCAAGCTCTGGGGCCGGTGAGCGTCGGAGTTGTCGGAGTGCAGGGGTTCGACCAGCGCTGGCGTTTGACGGAGTGGCGGCTTCGCGGCAAAAGTTCGTGACAGACATCAAGCAACTTTTGATGCCGGCTCGAGAAACAAGCCTTCGGCGCGCGCCGCAATCCGTTTGTGGATTACCGCGATTTCATCAGCTTCTCTCAGCACCTTAAACCCAGGTCGACGCGCCCTGCGGCGTTGCATATCCTCGGGGAGCAGAGACGTGATATCCACGTTTTGGAAGAAACTGCGATTCCCGCCGTCGGCCCAGGACTCAGAAAACATCCCATGAGCAAGGATCACATCAAACCGATCCAGTTCTACATGGTAGTAACTGAAAGCAGTTACGTTCGTTTCCTGCAAGATAGATTTACCGTTGATCAAATCCTTTGCGCGAATCAGTACACCATCAATAAATAGGTGGTGCCAGGGAGAAACGCGTAAGTCCTGGCTGGGCAAATTATCCCCTAGCGCCCCGGCCAAAATCCGTACGGGTAGGGAGGCCGCTCGCTGTTCTGGAGTGCGTAATGTGATGGCATGGTAATGGCGCCAGCCTACCCACTTAACCGTCCGCAATCCCGAACTACTCATTATTTTGTCGCCAATGGCCAGAGACTCAACGGCAACTGGACCACTATCTGTCTCAATCATCGTTCCTTTGACAAAGCAGACAGGAGTGCCAGGAAATGGATCCGTATTGTATGTCACCACCTGGCCGAGAAAATATTCATCGCCGGAATCGGTAAGCACCAAGGCGTAGGCATCCGGATTCTCGAGATCCCCGTCGTCCTGATAATGATAGATTATGCCCTCATTAACGAAACCCACTATCCTCCCAGTGACGAATTCTCCGCCGCCCACTACGTCCCAAACCCGAACGTGCTCCCCCGCTGTAAAGAATTGCTCATTTTCACTTCTGAGATAGTTGCCCGCGAGTGGGGTGTAACCGTGGCTGACGATTAGTTGCCCATCTTCCCCGAGATTTAATCGGTAGGCCTGTGAAGCGACAAATTGAATCATGATCTACCCCTGTGAGGAGGATTGATAGCAACAGTTTTCTGCTTATAACAAATTATTTGTGCTTCGCGTGGTTATTTTTGTTTCAAGCTCAATGTGCGATCGCCTGCGCCCCACCGTACTCGCCAGCGTGGGATTCGAACCCACCACCGGACAGCGTTCTATTTCTTGCCCGTGCGCCTCCACCCGCATCGCTTTGCGCCGGTCTCATTGTGCGCCAAGATTGCCTTGGCCGTGGTGTCGGTCAGCACGTCGAGGCTGCTGATATAGATTGGCCGCGCCCACGTGCACGACGTATCGACCGTGACGAACTCAGCTCGCTCAGTCACGTCGCCAGTCGCGGCGCAGGCGATCAGCAGCATCAGCGTCGCCAAGACTGCCCAAATCCGCGTCCACATCTGCTTTCTCCTTGGCGGCTTGGGCGATCTCGCCTGCCGCAGTGGCGTTGCGTTGTGCACGCTCCGCCTGTTGTTCCGCCCTCGCCTGCTCCTTTGCTCCTGAGCGCCCACGAAAGAATGCCCAAGCCAGCGCGGACAGCAATGCAACCGCTGCCGCGATCCAGCCTTTGAACTTGTTCAGGATTGCCAGCAGGGCCGCAGTCATAGTGCTTTCCTGGCCTTGTGCTTGGTCCACAGCACGTAGGCAGCAGCGGCCACGCTGACGAGCGTCAGGCCGACGATGACAGTACGAATCCAACCGGGCATGCCCTCGGTGTCCTGAGCGCTGCGCTTGACCTCACCGAGCAGCGGTGCGGCCTGGTTAACCAACTCGGCAACTGCAGCAACGCCACCGGTAGCAACAGCAGCGCCTGCAGCCTTGCCTTCAGTCGTAGCCAATACCGCCTTGGGCTTGGTCGGCACGATGCCTGCCAGACGCAAGGCTTCGTCGATCGTCGCATCGTCGTACCAAGTGTTGGCAGTCTTCAGCGGTCCTGGCCCATTCTCATGCCGGATGATCGCCTCGACCATGGGACGCAGGATGCGGTAGTTCTGAAAGTCAAGCTTGGCATCTGGCGAGGCATCCACCAGATTCGCCACCTGATTGATGTATGCCTGCGTATTGTTCTCGCTCGGCGGTGCCCAGCGGCTGATGGCCTGCCGCACGGAGTTGACGTGGTACTTGTCTTGGTAGGTGATCAGCGTCCGAGCGATGGCGCGGATGCCCCAAACCGGCTTTGTGAACACCGCGAACCGGCCATCGGTCTGCTGATTCTGTGGCGCCAGACCCTGCCAGGGATCGCGCAGCTCGATATTTCCTGGGTTCGCGTTCCTGATTCCGCGCGGATTTTGTTTGCTCATTTCTTCGTCCATTCAGAAAGGCCTTTGGGCTGGTCGCCAAGCCGGAACAGCACCTGATCCACCTTAGAGTTCAGGTCCCGCAGATCGGCCCGGTTATCGCTACGCAGTCCGGCGATCTCGCGGGATACCGCTTGCGCTTGCGCCACCTGGGTAGCGTCAACCCGCTTTGCTATTTCCATGGCGCCCTGGGCCGTGTTATCGACACGGGTGATGTAGGAGGTTAGATAGACCAACGATGTGACAAGACCGATCAGCATGGGAATGTTGATGGTCTTGTCGAATCGCCAACTTTGACGCTCGGCCTGCTTGTCGTCGTGCATCACGACCCCGGCGTAATATTGCTGGCCGTCATGATGTCGTTCTCCAAGAACGCCAACATCGTGGCGTACTCGGGGCGGCTCATATCGACGCCTTCAATGTGTACGCGGCCAATTGACCCCGAAAACGCTGCGCTGTACTGTTGACGGCCGATTTTCGGGCGTAATCCTGCGCGAGGTGTCGTCCGCGTCACATCACGCGCGACTTGCACGCCATTGCGCCGCAGAGTCATGCCGCCGGTGGTACTGAATGTCACGGCAGCGAGGAACGGCACGCCATTGGTGAAGCTTCCGGGCGCTTGAATTACTCCGCTTCCTCCATGCGGCGACACCAAATTACCTGACGTGCCCGATACATAAAGTAGCGAGTTCGAAATTGAATTATTGAAGTACGTCGAAATGAGCTGCGCACCAACGGTCATGGACGCCACAATAAGCAGCGTGAACTCATTGTTAGGTAGCGTGTAAAAGTGCTCGTCCGTGGTCAACACTGACAACCCGCTCGTGCCGTCAAAATCAATGCTCGGAGTGCCATTAATCCCCATTCCAGGCTGAATGCTTGCGCTGGAACCCCCCTCCGCGTCCGGGTCACGCACCCAATACGCACCATCTGCGCGGCATCTCCAGGCCCCTTCGCGGACGGTCCCGGTTGGCACATACCACTTTTCATCAGGGTCAATCCACGTAAGGCCCGCCGGATCTCCATTTACATCCGGGATAGACGCGATAGATAGTTCATTCTGCGTCGGGATGGATCGCGCGCCAAACTTACCTTCCATCGAGGACACCTCGAAGTTATAAATTTCCATGCGCCGTTTCATTAGAAACTCTCCGAACTGTGGGGCATATAGGCATAAAGGGCGGAACCGTCCAATGCAGCAGTACCAAAAGGTTTAGTGGCGCGCAGCTGCCCACGCGGCATCTTCGCGGGATCGTCGCGCGTGTCGATGTATTGACTGTTAATGGCGTAGGTCACGCGGCGGAGTGCGCCAGGCACAGGGGTGCTGGCGAGCTGTAGCGTTACCGCGGCCCCGCCGTTGCTAAGCGCCACGCTGGAAATGCTGACTTCCGCGCCAGCGCCGTCATAGACGTTGAATCCCCAGCTACCCGGATCAGTAATGTTTGGGTCGCGCTCAACCGGCAAGGAGGGGAAAAGACGCAATGTCGTCGTGCCGTCGTACTCGATGCAATCCCACAGGAGAACAGGAGAATCCATACGCAAATAGTGTGCTCGGATCAACGCCGTCGCATTGAACTCTCCTTTGATGCCATGGCTGTGAGATGAGCGGTGCAGCAGGTCGCTGCTAAATGGCAGGTGATAGCTGGGCCCAGAAAGAATAAAGTCTCTCGGGCGGCTCTTGCACAGCCGGTAGATCGCCTGCACAGCGCGTCCGATATCCTCAGGAGGCAACGCACCGCGATAGAACGAACTGGGCTGAGCGACCATCCATGGAATGGGCGTCTTCTGACTGGTGTTCGCCACGCAGGCCGCGTTAAACGAGTCCCTCAAATCGATCAGCTGGTCGTCATAGTTCGAATCGCTCATATCTGATTCACCGTGGTCCCAGTCCACGTACGCAACGATCGGCGTCAACCCTTGGGCGCGCAGCAGATCAGCCACCCGCTGCACGATCGCAACTCCATCAATGTAGAGGGGCTGCCCCTCAACCAGAGAATCGATTGATACTCCGCCCCAGCCAAGATTGACCGCGACACATACCGGCGCCACCCCTCGGGAAATCTCCAGCCATCGATAGAACTGATACGCCGCCCCCTCGGTGATGGAAGTCGCTTGACTGGGTACTGTGTTTAGATCGCTGGTGAGAGGCTCGAATCCCGTGATGGTGCTTGCGTCCACTCGCTGGATGGGCTCGCCTTGAGCGCGCTTGCCGCGGTGAATCCCGATATTAGTTTTAAGTAACGTAGCAGGCCACGGATTATCGGTGTACAGCAACTCCTGCGCGCCTCCCGCAACCTGGCCAACACTGTTGCTTTGACCGTTCGTGACCAGGATGTAGGCGTAGTTCAAGCCGCCTCCGATCGTCGTGATCTTGGCAAGAATCTGCTCCGTTGCATCATCACCGCCCACCACTCGGCCAGCGGAATCGACCGTCACATCTTCGACCACGTCCCAAGGATCAACAAGGGGTGCGGCGCTCCCGCGCTGTCGGGTTAATGCAGTTATTTGAGCGTTATCCGCCGATGCTTGAGCCCTTGTCACGTCCTTGCTATTCGCCACCTGCACATCCGACCACTCCCACCCGGCCGCGGTCATCACCCAATCTCCGTTCTTCGCGGGGTCGGCGTCATTTGTCACCCGCCCAAGCGTACCAACCGCCTGCGAGGTGTCGTCCACCATGCGCTTTTCCGATGGGCTGTCATAACTTATATAGACAAGCAAATTGTCATAAGCGGCCGCCCGGTCTGCCGCTTCCTCCGCACGGGAGGCCGCGTCCAAGGCGGTGCCGGGATCGGCAAGCCGCTCGATTTCGGCGTAAGTCTTGCGCGAACGCCCGAGGCGATCCACCCAAACTGGATTGACCAGATCATTCATCGCCGAGTCGAAGTTCTCCGCGTTGTCGTAAACATCCTTCACGGCGGTGCTCGGCACAGGATTGCCAGTTGCGTAAGTCGTCATACTGTCGCCCAATAAAAAAGGCCCCTCGATTGAGGGGCCTGCGTTGAGTCTGGGTTTAATTAGGTTGGAGGGAACTCGTCGTCTGACGCGTACTCTCTGTCGTCGTAGTTCTCGGCTTTGACCGAAACAGCGTTGTTGCCTCTAGGCGCGATGTCGGTAATCCATGCGGGAAAGCAAAATCGCTCGGACACACCGAAATAGGCGTGAGGTAGTTCCATCTTCAGCGTCACCTCGGGCCATGGCGCAGGCAACGGAACGATGACCTCATAATCATCAGAGCCGCGCTCGGCCGGGAATGATCCGGAGAACGTGCCGTCTGGCTTCCTGTATCCAAAGATATGAGACTGCCCTTCCTCCCAGCGCATTTTCTCCGAGAGGCGGACCCGCGCAGAACCGCCTGGCGCTGGACTGATATCCTCGATCAACGCTGACTGCCCGTATCCCGGGATGTCGGCAAACAGCGGGACATAGCTTTTGTATTCGCTGTTGAGCGCGTCCAACTCCGTGCCGAAGCTATAAGACCAGCGCCGGTAACGCATTTGGCGACGCCGCCGCATGCCGATGCGCCAAGCTCTTACGCCATCAAGAACGCCCCTCGCCGTCATCTTTTCGACTTTGGTGAATGCATCGCCAGGCAAGCCGCAGCGCACAACGTCCTTTGTCCAGGTATTCGGGTTCATAAACTCGACCTCGACGCCATCGGCGTCCTCAGGTAATCGAGCGGTGAACTCGCGACGCAGGGGAGCAGTCATGTTCTGAGGCGAATAGGCCTGCTCAAACACAGTACGGACACCCTCGCGGATTGGCCGCACCTTGCCATCGGATACCGTCACTTCCCCCATGCCGGCGGCCACAGCAAGCTGTAGCGCTTCCTTGACCGTTGTCTCGTCGAATACGTAGTCGAGGGTTTCGCCTCTCGAAAACCAAATCGAATGCAGGCGCTGCAGCTCTTCCATATCGATCTGATCATCGGTATAGCCGATCGTGGTCAGGATGTATCGGAAGAATGCCGAAATCTGTCGGGTGGCCTGCGGCTCCGTCCAGGTGTTATCAGGATTCAGCTGCGGTAGGCGGCGTTCTACAACGAGGTTGATCTGATTCTCAGATTGAGCGGCAATCCGACCACCTGAACGCAGCGACACGCTTATGGTCGTCCAGTTTGGATACACAGTGCGAATCGGCAATCTGGCCTTCAGACCGTACCAGTGGCATTTGTCTTGGACCTGCGTGCTTGTGGAATTAGCGGTGATACGACGCATGCGACAAGCCGGCCGGATGGGCGTCGGCAAATCAATGCGTTCCGTAAAGCCGATCTGATCAAGGGTTGCTTCGGTGTAGGTACGCGCGACTGTCGTTCGAACGCCAGTATCTATATCCCGGTATTGCAGTTGCACGTCCACTGTGCGCGACTCGACCTCGCCATCATCGGCCACAAATGCCAGTCCGTTCGGGAAGAAGACATCGAACTCAATGGTGCCGGTCGTTTCGTTACCGGGAACACAGACAAACTCCCCCGTCCACTCACCATAGGCATTGCCGCCCATGTAGCGAACTTTGGCTCCCGAGACCGTTAAGGGTGAGCCCTCGGTTTGGAATCGTCCTGGCGCTACCTGAATCACCGTTTCGCCCGATACCGCGTAGATGCTCCGACTCAAATCGCTGGCGAACCTCAAAATCTGCGCGGCCCCGGGCGTCAATACAATCGGACTTCCTGATCCGACTTGCTCGAGACGGACCGTATAGGTTCCGAGCGTTGTCCCAGCCTCTATGGTTCGGATTCGATATGTCGTGATTGAGTCGAATGCACCCAGGCTGATAATCGCATTCTCAACGAGCATCGCGTCCGGAAGGTGGTGAAACCATCCTGTGATTTCGCTTATCTGGTATCCGGGCTCAGATTCCGTTGGCGGCACGCTGATTGTGACCACCTCATACGGGATGGGATACTCAACCTGCACGATCGAGCCAGGGCCCCAGCCCGGAGGCCATTCACCCTCTAAGCGCTCGATGGCATCCCAATTGAACACGTAGGATGCAGGGTCGGTATTGTTCCGGTTGGCAGACTCCGTTGAAAGCTCAAGACCGGGCGTGCCTGACGACGTGCCCCCTACCTCCTCTGTCTGGTGCCAATGCTCCGATGCATAGTCTCCGACCAGCTCGGCGCCCGGCGGATAAAGCACGTAAGTGGCGTCCTCTCCGAGTGTGTCGAAAGGGGTATCGCCCACCTTGACGTCACCCGACTGGACGCTATAGAGCCCGGGACCGACGCACGCCAGGAACTGTACCCGCTGTTCGCGCTTGTTCTCAAAGAAGCGGTGCGGCGGCGTCAGATACTCTGGATAGCGAATGTGACGGCCGGCGGTTTCGGGCACCACCTCACCGAGTTTCGCCTGATTGGCCTTAGCGTCCACCGTTTGGAGCTGTTTGCCTTGCTCTGGCGAGTTGTAGCTAGAGCTGGCCGTCTTGGGCATCATCCAGCCGAAAACCGCGTTGAAGATCTTGCCGATGATGCTGCCGATCGACTTAAATACACCTCCGCCGGGCGTCACGAACACGCTCACGACAGCTTCGGGGGCAAGTGCATTTTCCCAAGCCTCAGGCGGCACCTCCACGTCATCAATCTTGACAACGATTGGAAGCGATTCACGCTCGCGCCATTCGATCTCGTTTTCGTCCAGGAAGCCCGCGAAGGTATCACCGTTCCATTCGTTCTTTTCCACTGGGATGTCCGGCAGAAAAGTCGAGTAAATATCAATCCGCATAGTAGATAACTCGCGTATAGCGCTCTTCGAACTTGCTGGGACGAGTCAGGCAGGGACCGGTGCCCACATCCGTTTCCAGAATCCACTGACGTCCGTCCGCCTCGACTACAAGGCCCACGTGGACGCACAGTTTTCCGCGCCAGGCGGTAGCTATTGCCCCGGGAGCCCGTGGGGATGGATTGAGCCCATACGATTCCGACACATCACCACAGGCGGAGGTGATTTCTTTCAAAGCGCCGGGCTTGGCCGTAGGACACGACGGCAATAGCGGTCCACCGAAAAGCTCGAAGCGCGCATCTCTCGTCATACCCCAGCAGTCATACTCATCCGGCCCTCTGGCACCCGCGACATAGCGGGTTTTCAGATAGCGCGCGATCATAGATACCTTATGCCTGGCGCAGATTCCGCCGAGTAATAATCTCGTGGCCACCGCGTATTCAGGATGTCGAAAAACCCAGCCTGAAACTGTGCCTCATCACCCTCGAAGGCTCCACCACGCATCGTCATGATTTGCGGCGCGCGAGCAGGAGCCGACTTATCGCTCTCCAGGTACTCGCGATAGATCAGCTTGACCTCAACGTCGCTCTCAAGAGCTGTATCCACATAACGTTGCGCCCGGCCATCGAGCGCTGGGATCCCAAAGGTGAGAGTCTGAACACCCGTCGCGTTCTTGGCAGGAAGCGCAATGCTGAGCGACGTCGCCTGAAACCACACCATCTCGGACGTTTCCAAACCCAGATACTGATCCTCGAACCCGCAGCAAACCCGAATCCATTCGGTAGGAAGTTGAATCTCCAGCGTAGGAATAATCAGCTCTTCGGTCGGCGCCGAGGCAAAAACCGTTTTGAGAATAGTCATGCTTCTGGCCACTCCCGGTTCATAGCCAAATCGAATATGTCAGCGTGGATGATGTAATCCGGCAGCAAAGCCCAGTCTTCTGGCAACAGCGGGCGTTCCCATGCTTCCATTTCCGCTGAGATGAGCCACCGGTTCAAGCCGAATTCATCGGGCCCGGCATACATGTCGACAAATCGGCACACCAGGACTGACTGCCCCAGCGGCGTCCGTCGTGGCATGTTGAACCACTCGGTGCCGTCATTCAGATTGACTTTGAACCAAAGCTCAAACGCAGCCGCCTGGGCATCAGTGAAAATGAAGCTATAGCTACCGATGCTGGGGACGCTCGAGAATTTCCGACGCTGCCGGGCTCGGCCAGACTCCATCGTGGTCCGAGAGAACGGCTGCACGTGACGGTTAGTCTTTCCCTCACGAAGCGGGTGTGGCAGCCCTTCTGGGTAATAGATATCCGTTTGAATCATGCGAATATCCCAGCGACTCGGTATAGTCTCAATAGTCGAATCCAATGTTCGGCGAGACCCATATAAATGCTGCTCATCGCGGCTTACTCCGCACAGGAAGACAAATGGAAAACATGAATGAACTGCAAAAGCGCGTGGATGACCTGGAAGAGCGAGTCAAAGGCTTGCAACTCGGCCTGCACAACCTTGTGATATCCATTTGTGCACGCGGCTCGATAGATATATCGGCAGTCGCGCAGAGCTACAAAAAGCTGAACGAGGCGACTCGAGAAACCTTCGGTCTTGCAGGACTACCATCTGGAGAGGCGATGGATGCGATAGGCACGGTTCTTGAAGCCTCTGGAGCGGCAGTTGATAAGGCCCTCCAGCAGCGTGACAATCCCTTATCAAAAGACGCTCAATAGCCCCGCCTTTTCCATCCGAAATGGCCTTTGCCGCCATTAGATATCGGCCCATCGCCAGCGAAATCCGACAGGATGACGTCAGTTATGTACTGATCATCAACTTGTCGGTTTTCGACGCGGGTCCCAGGCGGGGCGTTGTGGACGTTTACAACGATGTTTGGAGCAGCGGCGGCCTTGCCGCCCGTGGCCTCCTTGTTGCTTACAACCTCCCCACGGCTGTTTGGCAATAAGTACTGCCGGCCACTGGCAGTATTCAGTATCTCTGGAGCACCGTTTTCATTGACCCGATACATCTTCGTCGCGTCGACAGAGCCGCCGTACTGCCGGCCGCCGTAGCTTGCTGCGCTGATGGCCGATACAACTGACATCACCTGGGGAGTGGTCGCTGCGACGGCGGCAAGGTTCGCCGGGAAAGGAGCCGAGTTCCACGCCTTCGATATGGCGCTGTAGGCGTTCACCGTAGCGTCTGCTATCGCAAATGCCTTGGAAGCAGCAAACATCGCCTTAAAGATGCCCGATTGTTCCCCCTGAGACTGACGGAGAATATCGGCCATCGCCCCGAAAGCATCGCTCGCAGAAGAAAGGATTACCGAGTTCTTTGCCTGCTCGATCTGCGCCATGCGGTCAGCGTGCTGTTGCGCGGCCTCCTGCTCTAGTTGGTCATAGGATTTCTGCGTCTGAATCTGGAGTTCTCGCGCGGCAGTCAGCCGCTCCAACTGCTCGGCGTACCGCTTTTGCTCCGCCTGGGCCTCAGCGTCGTAACGCGCTACTTGGTCATCAAAGGCGCCGCCAGACAGCGGAGACACATCACCCATGATGTATTGGTCCGCGTCCTTGGCCGTATCGCCGAACTTCTTCCGTTGTTGGTTCTTCTGGTCGATCTCATAGAGCGTCTTCGCCATGCGCTCAAGATCGGCGATTTGCTGAGGCGTGGCGAAGCTCGACAGCTGATTCTTGGCTTTCGCTACTGCAAGGGCCTCACCGCTCAGCGCGGCAAGTTGCAATTCGCGAGCCATATCGGCGAGGACTTCTCGATCCTTTTTGCGAGCCTCAATTGATGCCTTGGTTGACTCCTTAATGCTTTTTTGGGCGTCGCTATTTCGGTAGATAGCCTCGGCGAGTTTCTCCGCCTCTGCGCGCTCTTCGGCGGTCGCACCTGCGCCGAGCTTTTGAACGGCCGCCAGTTTCGCGCGCTCAACGCCCTGCAATTTCGATAGAGCGAGCTCCTCCCGCAAGTCTTGCAGTCTTTTTTTGACCTCAGGATCGGCGGCTGGGGAGGCGGAAGCGCCGCCAGTGGACGAGCTTTGCTTTCCGCGACGCTCGATTTCTTCGTTGATCTTGCTTAGTGCCTCTTTCGCAACGTTAAGCTGCTCGCCGTATTGCTCCACTTCGGCGCGCTGCTCCACAATCGATCGCGTGGCATTGTCTAGACCCTTCGCATCTACGCCGCGGCCGAGCTGGTCAGAAAGCGCGCTGTAATCACGCTCCATCCCCCGCAAAACATCGCTGGCCTCTTGCGCCCTAAGCTGAACCTTCTCGATCGCCTCTTCTGCCTGCTGGCGACGAAGGCGCAACTGGGCCTCGCCCAGCTTGTCAATCGCATTGGTTAGCGAATTAACATCCGGAACTGCATTGCGCGCGTTATCACCAAACAGTACGAAACCAGCGGCGGCCGACGCCACTAAGGCAATAATGCCAGCGGGCCCACCCAGCAAGGTGAGAAGGCCGCCACCGGCTGCTACATAAGCGCGCTGGGCCGCCGAAAGCGCCGTCTGGGCCGCCGTATGACGTGCTGCTGCGACCGCTGCAGCAGAGTGCGCCCCGCCGAGCCGAGCAGTAGCTGCCGTTTGGGTAGCCGCTGCAGCCGCTGTCCTTTCCTCTGCAATCGCCAGTTTCAGTTGTTCAGCGGCGTGGATGCGCGCCTGAATCGCCGCTTTCGCGTTGCCTAATGACGATGCGGTCAGGCCTGCAATGTATTTTGCCAGCGCGCCAGCGCCCGCCACCGATAGCGCTTTGACGATGAAGTCGATATTTTCGCCCAGAGCTATGATCGACGACGACAGCAACCCGGTCGCGCCATAGGCGTTGTTCGCTTCGCCTACATAGACTGACAAGTTATTGCTGAGATTGCGGAATGCATCCTTTAGGGTGGTCGCCATTCCATCCGCAGCGGCCTTGTTCTCGTCCAAAGCCCCACGGAGACCCTCCGTCAGCATCTGGGCAGTGATGCCCCCGGATACCCCCAGCTCGCGAATCTCCTGAGAAGTTTTTCCAGCCGCGGTCGCAATATCGTTTACGACCGTCGGAACCGCCGCGATCAACGACTCCCACCCATCGGCCTCGACCTTCCCTTTGTTGAGCGCCTTGGTGAACGCCGATACTGCGCTATTGGCTCGGTCTACGCTCGTCGCGTTCTTGACGAACGAATAGCTCAGGGAGTCTGTGATATCAAGGGCTTGCTCGGTGTTGTACCCAAGCGATCGCACAGAGTCGGCCGTGAGGATGTAGACCTCCTGTGCCTCGGACAGGGCGCGATACGTCTTGTTGGCCGTAGTCAACAGGCGCGACTGTACCAACTCATATTCTTCGGTCGAGGAGGTCGCCATGCGCACGCGCTCGGCCATCTCGTTGTAGGCCTCGGCCATTTCGATTAGGCCTCGGACGCCCTGGATGCCGATAAGCGCGCCCATCACGCGTGCCAGATTCGCGACGTTGCTTGACGCCGCCGAGCTTTCGCGCCCAAGACTTCTGACGGCCTGCGCCGTCTTAGTCATCTGAAATTGAGATTGACTGGCAGCCTTATCGGTGCGCTTGAACTGTCTTTCCAGATTGTCGAGCGAAGTTTCGCCGTCGGTCGTTGCCGTCAGGAGTTTGGCTGTATCTGCCTCTACGGTGTAGTAGATGGCGCCTACGCTTTCAGCCATTAATGAACTCCTCGATTTCTATTGCGAGCCGCCTCGACGCGCTCAAACCAATCCATCGTCGCCTGGTGCTGCTCTTTGGTGGGAGCTTTCGCGCCGGGCGACGTACCTTCTGGGCGCGGGAACTTGGCCCGGAGCGCTCCGACCAGGGCTGTCATCGTCGTATTCCAAGCATCCCGCTCAGACAATCCGAGATGCGCCATAGCGATCGAAACATGCAGGCGCGCATCGAACTCCGTGACGTATTCCGGCTCTCCGTCGCTTGGCTTGCGCTCCAACTCCGGCAGATCGCCCGCAATGCCGTGTCTAAGCAGGCAGCGGGCCAAATGAATCACGTTCTCTGGGGGCATGGCGCCGCGCACATAACCTGATTGCGACCAATGTCCCACTAACCCATCAATCTCCTCTTCCGTGCAGGCGTAGATGGTGGCGAGCGCATCGCTAAACCGCTCTTCGGACTCGCCACCCATGACGCTCGCAAAAACTCGGACGATTTCCTTGGGGTCACCCAGGCAAGACATCGCGTAAAGGGACGGGCGCAGCACAATCGTGCGCTCGCCCCAATGAACGCCGATCTCTCCAATGCTGGTGAGGATCATGGATTACGCAGCGGTGACCGTAACGGCGCAAGTGTCAGTTTTGGTCGAGTCTGCCGTACTGGTGGCGGTGATAGTTGCGGTACCCGCGCTTACACCAGTCACCACGCCAGACGAAGCAATGACTGTCGCAACTGCTACGTCACTAGAAGCCCACGAGACGGCTTGGGTCGCGCTAGTCGGCAGCACGACAGCCTCGATGTCATAGGTGTCGCCAATCTCCAGTGATAGGGTAGACGGCACGACTTCCACGGACGTCACAGCGGGAGCATCAGGATTCGGCGTGTCTTCGACTATGAGTCCGGCATCCGATGAGGTGGCTTCGAGTTCGATGCTGTACGTCGCTACATCGTCGTACGGTGCCGACCGACCGAACGAAGCCATACGCGTGTAGGCAATGAACGTAAGGTCGGGATAGGTTAGGCGCGTCCAGATATTGGGCTGCCCACCCGTTGCGACCGGGTTGAAAAAGTGCTTGGTCAGCTCTTTGAGATTCTCGCCACTCGGACCGGTATTGACCAAGGTGCCATCGCCCGAAACGGAGAACGCGAGGAACGTGGATAGATTCTCGCGCAGGTTGCCAATGGAGTCGTCCGCAGTGCCGTCCGCGGCATCCCATTCGGCACTGAAATCCTTGGTTCGCATCGATCCCAAGCGTTTCCATTCGCTGGGTGTCGGCAACGTGTCGCCGCAGCCAATCACATATTCCAGAACAACGTCCCGGCCTACGTACTTCTTGTTTTTACACACAGCCATATCGGCCTCCTTCAAATCAGTTAAAAAATCACCTGAAAATCCAGGCTCATCCAAGGCCTGTTTTCGGTTGTGTAGGCGGGGCCGGCAGGCTCGCCAATCGCCAATACCGATGCGGCCCCACAAGGCAACAGATCGCCCTGCACGGCTTGCATCAGTAATTCCATGTCTGTTTGGATATCGGCGGCGTACTGCCGGCCGCTTTGTGGCCCCAGGAGCAACACTCGAAACCTGGGGCGACGGTCGTCGACGTCCGGCTGAGGGCCGCCCATCGCGTAGATCGCGGCGATCCGCGCCGTCACCAACGCTGGGCTATCGACCCACATGCCCCGGCTGTATTGGTATTTCGTGCCGAGAATCAGTCTCAGCCATTCGACGAATTCATCAAACACCGTATCGCCTCTTTAATATGGCCGGGATAGCGGGTTTGATTTCTTCGAAACCCTTCGTCAAGAACTCCGGCTCGGCGTTGGGATCCCAGAAATCGCCACGGCCAGGGTTATTAGGATCGCGAGGCAAGCCCTTTAGCTTTCCTGGTGCATCATGGACATACTCGGCATAGCCGGCGGAATAGCCGACCTGGCCTGAAACCCTGCCTTGCTTGACATCGATCTGCGGGGCGTACTGGCTATTCACCAGATTGCCTGTGTCCTGCGGCGTCATAACCTGCGCTTGGGCAGCTCCTGTCGCCAGGATCTCGTACACAGCGCCTTCGGTCGTACCTTCCGCGATCTGAGCGACCTTCACCTTGAGATTTCGCCTGACTCGCTCAATACCCTTGACCGGCATCACGTCACCAATTTGAAATCCATGGAGTCCTGGAACATATTCATGTCCCACGACGTCCTTGATCGAACCTCTTGCCACTCTTCTGAGTCGCCCAAGCGGATCATGTCGAGGTATTTAGGCCGGGCGTCCTCGGTGTAGATGACGTGCCGGCTGATGAACTCAGCACCATCGTCCGCTCGTTGTTGCGTGCTTTCCGCAATCCAATTGCACGCGATCGTGTACTCGGGCCCATAGACGGTCACGCCAGACATGAGGTCGATCGATAAGAAAGGCTTCACGGTGGCGGTGTTGGCATAACTCCAACGTGCGATCTCAGACATTCGTCACCTCAGTCGCACATGCATCCACCGCGAGCCGTCCATAGGCCCGCGTAGGCCTTCTTGGTCGGATCTGGCGGTATCAGGCCATCGGTGCAGCCGTACTTGTCCAGGCCGCGCAGCAGACTGAGCTGGCCATTCCATCGATCCGTGAAAGACAGATATCGGAACGACCGGCTAGCGCCTGAAGGAGCTGTCTGGCTGCTGATGTACCGGTCGCCCTGCCCTAAGGCCATCAGACTCACCAGGTACAGCATGATCAGCAGCCCCGTGGACGGCGAGTAATGCTCGTTCAGGCAATCGATGATGCTATTGGCCTGGTCTACAAGAGCCTGAAGCAAGAAATCAGGCAGGACTATCCCTTGTGACGCCAGGTATTCACGTGCCTGTTCTAGGGTCAAGGGATCCATGCCTGATTCCAAAAATAAAGAGGCCCCACCAAGGCGGGGCCAAAAAGAAACCGCCCTAAAGCGGCTTATTCAGTTGGGAACAATGCTTTCAACTCATCGGGCGGCAGTAGCGCGCCCAACTCATCGGCACTCTTTCGGCCATCGAAGTCGATCTTCAATTCCTTCAGCTTGGCGATGATCTTGCCTTTGCGCTCTTTTTCGCCCGTTGCGGCGGCCGGAGAAGCTGCCTCGAGCTGGACCGTGGAATCCGCCTTGCGCACGCGAGTGCGATACAGCGGATGGTTGGCCTGCTCTTCAGTCAGTTCCAGCACAGAACCAATCGGGATCACCTTGACGCCGATGATCTTGCGCGTCGTAATGTATTTGGACTTTGCCATGACTCCCCCTTACGCCGCCGAGGCGTACAGAACACCCGAACGCCCCTGAGCGTCCGCTTTGACCTGCAGGCCGGACGCCGACCATACCAGCACATGCCAATCGTCCATAGGCGTGACACGCGGGATGGGGGTCGTAGTGACGGGCATACCGACGATCGGACGGATGTATTCGCTGGACAAGATGATGCCCATGAATTCGTTGCCAGTTAGCGCGTCGGTGCGCTTGAAGCCAGCAATACCAGGAGTGCGCATCAGCGCGGCCAGAATGGTCTCCGTGCTGTCGCCAGTCGGATTACGCAGGCGCAGCAGGTTAAACCAGATGTCGTCCGACAGGTAGAAGGTGACGTTCCCGACAGCATTGTTCCCGGCACCCTGCATCGCCTTCAGCGCGGCTACAAACACATCGTAGGCTTGCTGGTAGGTGACCGTTGGGCTGGTCAGATCGACGTTCAGGCCAGCGGCGCCCAGATCCAACGCAATGGTGTTCGGGTGCGACTTGATGCCATAGGACACGTAGCCTTTGTAGGCCAGATCCGGCGTACCGTTGGCGAAATCGTCCGCCATATCGCGGCGAACAAAGCGAACCGCGGCAGCCTGATCGTCAAGCAGGGCGTCATACCCTTCGGAACGCATGCCCTCCAGCTCACGCCACACGCGACCAACCTGGGTAGAGTGCACCAACACCAAGGCGCCGTCATAGTCGTAGCTGACATGGTTCACCGGCTTGCGGTGCTGCCCGTCGATACTGCGACGGACTTCCAGCTCATCCGCACCGTAGCGGCGGTACTCGCTGACGATCTTGCCGATATGCACGTTCCGAGCCAGGGGCATCAGATCGTTCATCAGGACGCCGCCCTCGTCGGACAGCATGAGTGCCTTGGTCTGCGTATCGAAATCGCGCCATACGTCTGCCGGGATGCGGGCGTCATTCACCTCCAGGCCAGCAGCCTGCATCAGAGCGGTTTCATGATCCCAGTTCGCGGAGCGTGAGTTCGCGATGAACAGGTGTTGTTTGCGAAGGCCGGCGTTAACTTCCAGGCCTTTCTTATCTACGAAAAAAGCCATTTGGGCCTCCTTAGCGGATCTTGATGGGAACGAGCTGATCCAGCACCGACGTGGTCGGCGTGGTGCCCGGGAAAGCTTTAGCCGGCGCGTCGATATACGCGTGGATGGGGCCATCGGCCACAGCCAGAGCAAAGCGGCCGTCTGCGTCAATCGCCAAAGGCGCATCGTCCACAATCGCCACACCTGCAGCCATACGGCCGGCCATCAGGTCAGCCGAGCGCGGCGTGTACAGACGCATCGAGGAGCCGCCGCCGACTTGGTTGTCGTCGACCGAACCATGCAACTGCTCGCCGATCAAATACCAGAAGTCTCGCTCTCCGGTAATGCCCTTTTGGACCGTCATCCCGCCTGCAGCGGTGGTGATCGTCACTGCGGTGCCTGGCAGATAGGTGCCGGTTGCGGGCGCGTCAACTTCCCGAGTCTCGGGCGTGGTGCGGTGTACGCCACCGCGGTAAATCTTGTTCCATTTCACAGCCATGATCAGGCCTCCTTATTCCGGAACTTCGTCGAATTTGGGCTTGTCGCTACGGTTGCTAGCCAGGCCGGAACCAATCGGGGCCGCCTCGCCAATTTGCTTGAAGGCAGCGTCCAGGGCTTCACCCTGCAAAGCGTTGGCCACGACTTCTCCCAATTTCTCAGCCACGGCCTTGCGCTTGTCAGCCTCTTCGGCGCGCTGATTGGCAGTCAGTTGGTCTGATAGTTGTTTGTGGTTAGCTTGCAGGCCCTCAACCTTTTCACTGAGCGGCTTCATCGCTTCCGAAACAACTTCGTTCACGATGGGTTTCATAGCGGCGCCGAATTCCTTAACCATTTCGGCCCGTTCTTCGGGGGTCAGAGGCATATCGCCCTCCTTATTTGCAGCAGGCCGGGCCTGCGGGTTGAAAAACTGCTTGATCTTGCTGAGTTTGTTGACGACCGTGGCAACCCAAGATTCCTGTCGAACTACAGGGGTTCCCATATCGTCAAAAATGATCTTTCCGCCTTCCGACGTGTACCCATAAACCTCGGACACTCCGCCGTTGCGCACAACCACCGCTTGGCTGTCTGTAAAGTCCGCCACCCAGGCATACTCATCGGCACCAGTAGCAAAACGCTCCTTCGCTGCTCGGTCCAGTCGGGCCTCGCGCTCGCGGAAGGATTCGCCGACCAGAACGCCAGAGTTCGCCTTGATAGGCACAGCCTGATCGGCGTTGACCATCAGGCCTACGCCCTGCTCTGGGGTCGCTGCTCCCACTTCGTCCAATAGAATCGCGTCGTGATCAAAGCTATGGATTTTGGCTACAGCCTGGTATTCGGCACCTTGAGGCGGCTCGTGCTGCTCAATGAAGGCTGCGACGCTGGTGTGGATCGGCGGGACGTCTTCGCCCTTCTCCATGGCTTCCAAGCGCTCTAAGGTGCGCCGGCCGTTTTCTGTGGTTTGAGCCACAGATACGTCCAACCACTTTTCCATGTAGACCCGGTTGCCGGTCAGCTTGGCGTTGCGGTTCCAGGCGCCAATATGGCCTGCGTTGATTCCCTCGGGGCTACGAGCAGAAACAAACTGCCCGTCTAGGGTGGGATGACCAAAGGGCGCAAGCGTGCCATCCAGGGTCTGATACGTGCGCAGGATCTCATCCCGCGGGTACATGATGCCGTTCATGACGACATCGAACGGCAGTGTGTACGAAGGGATAACCCAATGCTCCCGACCGTTGTACGTCTCGCGCCGGATGGCCTGGCTGTTCACCTTCGTGGTGATGTTTACCTGCATCGGCATCTCTATTCCTCCGTCCAAGCGCCTTTGCCCTTGGCTTTCATGACTTCGTAGTTCTTGCGAGCTCGATCAACGATGGAAGGCACGAGCGGCTTGCCCTCGTCGTCAACCAGCACAGTCACCGTGCTGCATTTGCAATTGATCGAGTTTGCGTCTTTGGCCCACCACTCCCGCTGCTGGTCAGTAGTGAAAAGCTTTGCGTGCCGGCTAGCGTGCGTCGGTCGGGTAGTTGGACTCAGTGCTGACATATGCATCTGCTTAGCCTGCGTTCCATACCGGTCGGCAGCATCATCGGCCTCATCGAGCCGAGCCCGCCGCAAAGCCGTCGAAACCTCTGTTCGAGCGATTCGGTTTGCCCTGCCCTCGCTGATTCTGGTCTGCTCTGTTAGGTTGGTGGCAATTTCACGCGGATTGAGCCCGCGAGCCAGGCCGTCTGACAGAACTCGGCTCATATCGGCCCGGACGCTGCCGGACAGACCTTCCATTTCTTCGAACTCGCGAGCTCGTAGCAACGCGATGCGCGCTTGGTATGGCTCACTGCTAATTAGGCTCAGGAGGCTCTGCCTCCCCGCTTTGTAGGCCTCGTATTGCTGCGCAAGGTTAGCGAACTCCTGAGCCGTTCCCCGCTGATAGGCGACGCCCACATAGGTCTCGAAGAACCATAATTGGCTCTCTCCGCCTTCAAGCAAGACGCCATCGACAAACGTCGCCAAGCCATCAAATACCGCCCTCAATAGTCCCTGATCTAGACGAAACGTGTAGGCCTTATTAACAACTGGCTCAGGTGAAAAGCTGTCGATCGCATCGATGTACGCTCGCCTGATGCGGCGCAGACGTTTGGCAAAGTCATTGATTGCGCCACGCTCTAGCTTGTCGACTCCGGTAGGGTCACTGACGCTTGACGGCAGAATCGGCGCTCTTGCCATTAATGAATCCGACCCGTCAAACAGGCGGCAATCGACTGCAGGTCGACCACGCAGCAGGTGTCGCACACCTCGCGCCCATCCTCAAGCTGCCAGCCATCCTCAGGCCCGGAACCGCAGTAGAGATCGCCGCCGCAATCCGCGCACTTTTTCCCGATCGCCTGCGGCGCAGCGATCCGATCATTCTTTTGCAGGATCGCCATCTTCGTCCTCTTCATCGTCCACGTCCGGCAGCGGTTCTATCTCCTCGAGCGGGTCATATCCAGCGGCCTCACGGATCTCGCTACCAGTGAAGATCAGTTCTCCCGTGCCAAGAGACGAGGTATTGATTTCGCTCATCGTCTTTGCGCTGGCCAGCTTGTCGGCCTGGGTCGCTTCCGTCAGGTCATCCCACATGACCGTATATTCCTGGACCTTGTTCACTACGCCGATACGCATCAGGTGGGCAAACATGTCCGATATCTCGTATGAGAGATCCGGCCGGCGCCCCTGACAGCGGGCGTTCATGTACTTTTGATCTTCACTGCTGGCCCGCTCACCCGTCTGCATGCCAACAATGACCTTCGTGGGAATGTCTACTGCTGCGGCCGCCGTCTGAAGGTTGACGTCATATGTCGGGGTCGGGTCAGATACGGGACTGACCAGGGGCGTCACGGTGGCGCCCTGAGTGATCATTAGCGTATCGTTGCCGCGATTTAAGTCGCGAGCCGCCTCATTGAATCGTTCCTGGAACTGCGCAAAGTCAACACCGTAGGCGTCAGCGATTGCCCTTAGGTCAATTTCCTTATCGAAATTAACCCCGAGTTGGCGCGCTGCGTTCTTGAGGAACGACTCGCCGCTTCCGCCCTCCACCTTTTCCAGGCTAACAAAGGCGTTGTACGCGGGCTCCAAGAAGCCAATTGCATCAGCCCGCCAATCGCCCAGAATAAACACGCGATCCGGATGGACCTCCCGCACGATCTGTTGGCCGCCAGCGCCGTCCGCACTGACATGTACTTCTGTGTACTGCCACATCGTCGGCAGCCCAAACGTATCCGGCTGGCGCTCATCATCGCCAAAACGAATTGGCTTAAGACTTCCGGCCCAGGCAGGAATAATGTCGACCAGCTCTTTTGAGCGCTGATCAACTGGCTGGTTCCAGGGCTTGCTATCGCGCAAGCGGAGCAATAGGCCAGAATATCGACCCACCAGCCTACGCCGGTCAGCTTCCGCGAACTTGCGCCAGAAGCGTCCGCCCTTGAAGAGTGGCTTTAGACCTTGCTCCCAGGCCGTTTCGCCCTTGGCATTGTCCTGGTCATCGCCCTCGATCAACCAGGGGTTGGTCTTCCAGCAGCCTCCGATGATCTTCTCGACCACGCCATGCGCAATTCCACCCCGTCGGTAAAGCTTGTAGAAATCAGCGAAATCCAGCGACTCAGGGAAGCCATACTCACACCAGGCCTGCGGACGCTTATTGTCTATCCCCTGGCCGCCCATGAGGTTGCTCATACGGGCGCGCGCCAGCCGGTAGTCATTCAGCGCCTGATTGACTGCCAGTTGAAGTTTGTCCGTCGTCATGCCTATTCCGATTTAAGGATCAGCCCTGTTTTGTCGTTCTCTCTGATGAGCTCGACGGTTGATAAGGCCGAATCTCGCCAGACTCGAGTTCCCTCAGGGCCAGCGTTTTCCACGGCTACCGCCCGGGCGCAGGACAGGCACTTAGCCCTCACCACCATCGCCCGGCCAGTAGACCGTTCTGTTAGTTTGAAAATTGCCATTAGCGTCTCGGCAGCAGTACGCCCACAGGTTGAGTACCACCCAGTTCCGTCAGCGCGTAAACCATCGCATCGAGCCGGTCAGGCGATTTCTTGGCCGTGGCCGGCACGTATTCCATAAGTTGGTTCTCAAGCGTGTACAGCGCACCCCTATGTGCCACCCGGCCCTGCGCGTACAAGGCTGAAATCGGTTCCGCTCTGGCGAATTTCCCTTTGCTGGCGTGGACGCGGATGATCTTGCCTTTGAACCCGGCATTACGCAGCGTTTCCTCTGCCATATCGCCGCCCTGGTTCGTCTCGATGACGATGGCGTCTGCGCTATGTTCTGCGTATGCGCCCATAGCCTTCAGCGCCCAGCCATTTGGGCTGTATTTGCCGCTGTAGTCGCCATCCACCGAGAACTTGCGGGAATCGCCATGCCCGTACGCACTCGCAGCCACAATGCCAGTCTCGTCGCTTTCATCGCTGTTCGTGGCCTGCGGGTCGATGGCCACCACCGACCGATATGGCTCGGCGCCAATGTGAAGCGCATGGGCTGCGGCAATAAGCTGCTCGTCCCACAGCGCGCCCTCAGCATTGAACCGTCGAGGCCGCTGCATGTACTGCGCCTCAGCCGTCCTGCGATGCGAGAACAATGCAACCCGATGGCTCTCGTTATGCTTGTAGGGCCACAGCCAGCCGTCCGGCAATCCATGCTTGATCGGTATGCCGTGGGTGTTTTCCTCGGGATACGCTAGGCTGTTGTCAATGATGACCGGCAGGCAGAGGTGATGCCACTGTTCCCCCGACCCGCCACGCAATAAATAGCCGCTCAGGTCGTGGTAGTGAATCCGCTGCATGATGACGACCATCGGGGTCGTCTCAATCGCTAGGCGGCTCTTGATCGTTTCGTTAAAACGGTCGTTGATGCCACCTCGTACGGTTTCGCTGTAGGCATCGTCAGGCTTAAGCGGGTCATCGATCAGTAACGCACCCTGCCAGCCCGGCTCCATGTGCCCAGCCCGAAAGCCCGTAACCTGGCCGGCGGCAGACGAGGCATATACGCCGCCACCATGCTCGGTCCACCACATCGCCTTGCTATCAGCATCGTCCCGCAGCGTCATCGGCCACATGGACTGATACACCGACGATTTGACAATGCCCCTCGCTGTGCTGGAGTTCAGCAGTGCCAGGCTGTGCGAGTACGACAAATGCAGGAACCGGGCGCGGTTGTTCAGCGCCAAGCCCCTGCTAATCATGTCAATCGTGGCAAGCTCGGTCTTGGTGTACCCAGGCGGGACATTTATGATGAGCCGAGTTATCTCGCCATCAATCACCCGCTGCAATGTGCGCTGAATGACCCGGTGGTGAGGGGCAACAATCATCTTGGCGCCCATTCGCTGCTTGAAAAAGTAGCGAGCGAAGAACAGGCCGTCATCCTGACAGCGAATCTTTGCTACCTGCCGGATTACATCGGGATCAACCTCAGAACTCATCTTCAAGGGCGGATACGGCAGCGGCGACTGATTTTTCATCGACCACCACCGTTCTGTGTTCCATTGGCTTGCCGCCTGGGCCGCTCAATTCCCGTCGATTGGTGAACATACCGCCCTGCTCTTTGGCCGCTTGCTCGAGCAACGATGCCGCGAGAACGATGTTCTTGCGCTTCATGGCGTCTTGGGTCATGCGATGCAGTTGGCGCAAGCGATACGCTTGGTCGGCAATCGGGATTTCCGCGACTTCCTTGCGGAATCGCTCACGAGTCTCAAAAAACAAGTCTCGCCACTTTTTGGCCAGAGTTGCACCGGACGCCTTGGTCGGGTCATATTGGCCCACCTGGTTGCGCGGAACTTCAATGCCAAATTCTTCCTTGACCGCCTCAGATACCTGAGAGGGAGTGTCGTAGCAGGCAAGTGCTTGCACAATGAAGCGCTTGGCCGCCTCATTGAGAGTTGCCATAATTTATTTCCGTCTAGCTCCGGTCTAGGTTAAGCAGCGATCTTCAGGCACGTGCCGCAGGCGTGAGCAATGTTGACCGCGCCTACTTCGGCTGGGCCTTTCGCTGCCTCAAGCAGCCGGCGGACTTCTGCGGATGGCCCGTATCGACGAACCACCGAAACAAACTCTTCGACGTCATGACCGCGCAGCTTCAGCTTTGGCCGGCCGTCTTCACCAAACTTGGGAGAGCCGAATGCGTCTAGCTCGTGGGCGATGTGGCACAACTCATGCTCCACCAGGGCGCAGAACTCTAGGTCGCTACACTGAGAGCAGTAATCCGCTGCCAGGGTGATGACGAACTTGGGAATTCGTCCGAACCATTCATAGAACTGCTGTTCCTGGCGCGCCTTTTGCCACCCTCCTGCGCGGAAAGCGACTTGCTCGCACTGGCCTAGGACTGTCCGGCCCTGTTTGGCGAATGCCTGGGATGCCCAAAGGAATTCCAGGTCGGCATCTAATAGATGCAGATGTTCCGGGTTATGGATCTTCCCGGACTCGTCCAGAATGTTCGCTTGTACCCACTGCCCCACATTCTCAGCCGGGGCCAGCGTTGGCCATAACGGTAATTCGCCATCCATCATGGATTCGGGCGGCATCGGCCGGATTGCGCCGGGGCGGCGCTGTTTGTTTGTCAGCGCCATAAAAGATCCTTAACTTTCCAACGCCGTCAAGAGGGAAACTACCACTCTCAACAAAATAAAACAGGATGTAAAACATCCATTTCCACCAAGAGGAGGTAACGATGGCGCTTTACAAATATCAGCAGTTCCTATCAACGAGCAATCATGGAGCGTTTGATGCAATTCACGGCCCAGGACAACGCAACGAACATTCTGGAATCTATCGCTGCGAGGGCTGTGGAAAAGAGATTGCATCCAACCAGGGCGACCCATTTCCGCCTCAAAACCACCACCAACACTCCCCCGGCCAAGGAAATATTCGGTGGAGACTGATCGTCTACGCTCAATAAGAAACTAGCAGCGCCCCCCCCGCCTCAGATTGCTAGAGACAATCGAACGGGCGGATCGCACAAGGAGACAAAATGGCTCAATACAAAATCGCCCACATTCGTGAGCAAGGTCAGGACATCATCATCATTCCGCTAGGCAGTGACTTCGGCAACAAACCTAGCTCCACTCAAGAAGGCATTATCGAGTCGCTCCAGCTCTGCGCGCGATCAGCAGGACTAGCAGGGACAGTCGTTCCCGTGTGGCGCGTAGGGAGCCGGCACAGCTTCATCGCACCCACGCCATGGCATCCCTATTTCAAGAGCCTTTCGTGGAACGCGATCATGTCCAATCTGAACAAGGTCCTGACTTGCGGATAATTGCTCTACTGCGCGGGAGTTTTCGGCAACAATGACGTCACCGTCCAGGGTGCCATCGTTATGGAATACGCTGGCAGTGCATTTCATGCCGAATCTCCAAATGAAAACGCCCCGGCGAGCAAACTCAACCGGGGCGAATAATTAGGGCGCAAGGTCCCTGCCGTATTGTCCGATATTCTGTCCCAATTGTGGCGAGTATTGGGACATTTGCCCCACAGGCCGCCAAAAATATGCGACAGCCTTTGTGTTTCCGCCCGACCGTTCCACTTGGCCTGAGTCAACAAGGTGATCCAGTACGCGCCTCACGCCGCGCCTCATAGCCTCTTCCGCTGCTGCAGAGCGAGATAAGCAGCGCCCAACGTGGCGCATGATCTCGGCCATGCGAAATTGACGCCCGGGGTAACAAGCCATCAGATCAATGACCTCGCGTGCGTACTTCATTCAAATGCCCTCCACACCAGTTGCTTAAAACTCCCCAGCGCCACCTTGTAGTACGGCAGCCCTATCCCGATCACTCGACATGCCTTGTCCTGACGCAGATGCGGCGGGAGGTCGCCGTACTCGGCCTTGCGGGTATATTCGGCCTGGATTACGCGCTGCTCCACCAATGGCAGCGACTCATATAGGACGTGCACTTTCTTGGCGCGGTCGTGATTTACTGGAATCCGCGCAGGCTCGATGTCATCTTCATGCCCTGGCTGTGGCGGAAATTCACAGAGCGCCGGGGGCTCGTCTAGCATCCGCCGCGGACCAGGCCACTCGCCCTCCCACTGCGATCGCGCCCAGTTATGGATTTCCTGCTCTACCCAGCTCGGGAATCCCTCAGTCATGAGCTACCTCGTATTGCTTGCATTTCTTTCCATACGGCCGGCCCTTCAGACACCTCACCACCGTGTCTCCGAACGGACTGACGCAACGTTTCTCGTTGGCACAGCCGGCGCAGCTGCGTTTGATCGCCGCAGCTTCCTTGCTCAGCAGAACCTTAAGGGGATCTGCCATCATCCAGCGAGGTATCAAAGTAGTCATGTGCGTCATTTCCGTCACTTTGATGCCATCATTCTGCAAAGCCGATGAACGGCAGATTGCTCACCATTGCCACCGGCTTCGGCACGCCTATCAAGCGAGCCATTGCAGCGGCGATGTCTCGACCCAACGAGTACGGACGCCGCTCCATGCGATTGATCGCGCTGGCTTCGGCCTTGCGCGGTTGCTGCGGCCTAACAGTGCTCCGGCTCTCTAGGACGTAGCGCTCGACCGTCACAAATGGACCGTCCCGGCGGCTGGGCGGCCATCCCGTTACCTTGCAGATGACTTTCTCAAGGTTGACGTTCTGGGTGTTTGGCTTGCCGACGTAGAGGCCTTTCTGAGCCAGCAGCGCGAGACATTCCTTGCGTATGCTCTGCATGTAGATCTGGCGTTTGGATGCTTTATTTCCCATCTTTGTCTCCTGAGAAAATGTCGATGCGGACGAAGCCACGCTTCTCGGCATCGAGGCAGTCGTCCACGAACAGCGGGCGGAATATCTGATCATCAACGCCGAGGGCCCTGGCAATGCCGTCTAGGTAGTGCTTGACAGCGCCGATGCATCCGTCCAGGTCACGCTTGATCCTGTTTGGATAGCCGAATATCAGGTTGACGTGGTTGCGGGCGCCAAGCGTTATCTGGTTTCGGCCCAACGCCTCTTTGGCTGCATAGAATCCTGAATGCCTGGCCGACTCGATGGCGGGTTGAAACTTCCTGAAGTTGCCGCGACGACGATTCGGAAACAGGAGGCTGTCAGGCCACGGGAGCATGATGGTTAGGTGGTCTAGGGTCATTCGAATCCCCTTCTCGCGGGTTTACGGTGTTCTACGGCCGGCACCGAGCCAGTGAAGTTCTCGAATCGCATGAACTCGCCCAGGTATGACAAGCTCACTTTGCCGTTCTTGCCTTGGCGGTTCTTCATGACGTGCAGTTCGGCATAACCCTTCCAGTCCGTGTCCGGGTTGTCTTGTTCTTCCCGGTAGAGACCAGCCAGAATGTCGCTGTCCTGTTCGATCGATCCGCCATCCCTGAAATCTGATGGTTTTGGCCGAGGGTTCAGACGCTTCTCAATGTCTCGGCTAAATTGGCTGAGGGCGATAACGGCAATGTTCAGCGTCTTGGCCAGCGTCTTGAGGCCTTTCGTGATCGCCTCGATCTGCTGATACCGCTTTTCCTCTCCCCCTGACATGAGCTGCAAGTAATCAACGATGAGCAGATCCAAGCCATGCTTGCGTTTAACGCTCCGAGCCTTAGCGGACAACTCCAGCAACGTCAGTGCCGGCTGATCGTCAATGAACAATTTCGCATCAGCCGAACGTTGGACCGCGTGTGTAACCCCCTCCCAATGGCTTTGATTCATTCGCCGCTTTGCGTCGGCCAGTGCTGCGGAAGACACTCTCCCCCAGTTGGCAATGGCGCGCTCGGTCACCTCGGTTTCTGGCATTTCGCCAGACCAGAACAAGACGGAGTAGCCCTCTTCAGAGGTGTTGCATGCGATTGTTTCCCCGAGAGCCGACTTACCCATGCCCGGCCGGGCCCCGATCGTCATCAGAGCCCCACGCCGAACGCCGCCATTCAGGATTTCGTCCAAATCCGACAGGCCGGTTTTGATGCCGGGATTGTCAGCAGTCCCGTGGTAGCGACGATCAAGGTCATCCAAGTAGCGAGTCATGGCCTCTTGAATGCTCGCGGGCTCCCGTCGCGAAGTGGAGTCCGCAAGTTTTCCGAATTCTGCCTGCGCAGCATCCAGCAACTCCGCGGCGCTTTTCCCACCCTCTGACACATCCGAGCTCACCTTCATCGAAGCGGCTAGCAGGCCTCGCATCAGCGCCTTCTCCCGCACGATTTCGGCATAGCGGCCCACGTTGGACGCGCTGGGCACAGAGGTCGCGATTTCGTTCAGGTACGACATTGACACGTCGCTGCCCGCGCCCCGTAGGGAGTCTGCAACGGTTATGACGTCTGCAGGCTTTCCAGCCAGCAGCAAGCGGATGATGTGCTCGTACGCTTGGCGGTTCTCGTGCCGATAAAAGGCTTCACCCTTCAGCTCCGGCATACGGTCCAATGCGCCGTTATCAAGCAACAGCCCGCCAATCACGGCTTGTTCTGCGCTCAGGCTGTGCGGAGGCACGGTTTGTAGGTAGTCGGTCATGCTGCCATATCCTCATATCGGCCTTCGCGAATCTTCGCGAAATTCTCGGCCTTGCAAATCCACTCCAAGCCAGGGCAAAACGGCTTTCGATTCCCGCTCGTGACGCGGCCGGTCAAGAATGCGGATTGAGAGATGTAGGTGAAGAACCTGCGCCACCAGTCGAGGTTTTGCCTTTCAGGATCCTCCTTCCAGCGAGTACGCAAATGCTCTTGGCGAGCCGGGGTCCAGTCACGTATCGCAGGTGACGTCGGCAATATCTCGTGGTAGAGCGCGATGATTTCCTGATGCGGGCAGGCAGGGGCGACGTCGGCTTTGCTGACGGCAACCAACCCGATAGGGTTGGTAATGTTTTCCTGCTCTTGTTCTTGCTCCTGCTCTTGCTCTTGGCTTCGAAGGGGCTTAAGAGGGGCTTCAGAGGGGCTTGTCTGGTCGCCGTTTGCACCCCTCCGGTTGGACATATGAAAGGCTTCACCGTATCGGTCAAAGAACGGCCCCAGGAAAGCGTTCTCGGGGAGCGACTCATACTCGCGCTGAATGCCCTTGCAGCGGTTGTCCTTGGGCTCTAGGCGATCGGCTATCTGATATGTAGCCATTTCACGGACCCAAACCACCTCAGACTCTTCGTCGTAATCGCAAAACCCTGCTTCGCAGGCCCTTTCAAGCCCCTTGGAAGCCCCTTCTATGCCGAGCCCAGTATCTACGGCGATATACGCTTTGCTGAGGTAGTAAAGCCCGAGCATATTGGCATGCTGGCAAGTCATCAGATAGAGGCCGACGATCACCGCCTCCGGCCCAGCTGCCTTAAGCGCTCGGCCCGTCTTTCCCGTCCAAAACTGTGGAGCGACTTTGGCGTACTCACGCATGTCCTGCTCCCGAAAGCATGCGCTTCAGAGCCGCGGCCCAGGCATGTACATGCGGCGCCATGGCGCTACGCCGCTTCAATGTGGACAACTTGCGCGCCTCTTTCATCGCGTCCTGGTAGGCTTTCTCTTGATTCGTCATTCCTGCCTCCGCAGGTACGCGCCGAGCAAGCGCTGCATGTCAGACTCGGCCTCTTCTGGCCATTGCCGACGCGCGCGCAATTGGTCGCGGGTTTCTTGGAGCCACTGGATTTGATAGGCGGCTGATGTGGCTTTGTCGTACGCAGCGCCCTGGTCTAATTGGTGGTGGCACCCGCGACGCCCTAGCTCGTCACAGCAAAGCGGAACCAGCAGCGCATCGGAGGCTTTCAAGCCCAGGCCTTTGCCAGCAGCCAGCAAATTCAAATGGGCAGCCTGGGAACGTTTCGAACGGCCGCAGCAGACACAATTCAGCGCCGCGACATTCATACGGTGTTGGCGGCTGCGGAATACGCTCTCCGGCTTGCGCTCGAGTGGGCGAAGGAAATTGAGGGCAGCAGCAACCTTATGGCCCAATCCTTGGGCGCGGTCCGATTTGGTGCGCTTCATTGGAGTTTTGCGCTGAAGGGATGAATTCCAGCTCATTCGCCAAACTCCTGAAGAACGCACTCCAACATTTCAGCGCCGCGAGCTGGCACCAAATGCGGCCACAGCGTCTTGATGGCGTGCGGCTCCCGCAAGAACGCTACGGCATCCTCGTGGAATGCCTCCATGTCTTGTTGCTCGAGTTTGGCGTAGCTAATCGAACGAGGAACGGGAATCACGCCGCCCTTTGGGCCGGGATACCAATCGACAAAGCCGGCGCCGACCTTCATCCACGAACGAAAGGCCTCAAACTCTTCGAAACGCTCCTGGGCCTCGAATACCCGAGATTCCAGTGCCATATGCTTGCGATGAAACCAACCTAGACGCTCCTTGTGAGTGTGGATGTCGAGCATCTCACCGGGCTCAAGCCGTAGAACCTGATTCCACAGCCGACGCCATTGCTTCTTTCCGCGCTCACCTAAACCGTCCACATAACCGAAAATGACGCGGAGTGCAGCCTCTCGATCAGGCTCGGGGATTTCGCCTGACTGTTGACGCACAAGTGTTATGTCGGCCATCACTGCCCCTCGCCTTGCTTACGAACGGCGCGCAAGATGTTCCGCTCCATGCGGTGACCCATCGTGCGAAGGTCGCGCAGCGCCTCAATCATGTGATCGGCTTCGGCTTGATCAATCTCTCCATCCGCGACTGAATCAGCGGCTACACCAAGCACGGAGCCAGACAGGGCCCCAATCTGCATGGCTTTAGCCTGTAGAGCGGAGAGTTCGCATTTCCAACCACCCGGAGGCGCCGGCGGCACAGCGTCCACCGCCAGACCATGTTCAGCCGCGAACGCAAGGAACCAGTCGTGTGCGTATTCGGCGCCGCCCGCTTTTTCTTCCATCCACTCAGAGAGCAGCCCCGCCATCTCGACACTGATCGCGTCGCCTTCTGAGCGCTTCAGTTTCGATCGCAGGCTTTCCGGGTGAATTGATTTGCCTCGGCGATCCGTCAAAAATCGAGCTGCATCCACTACCCCGCCCGACGTCTTGCGCACGCAGTTATAGAGAACGTCCAGCCAGTCAGTGTTTGTGTATCGGCAGGTCATGCGTCACCTTGAAATCACGCTTCTTTCAATCTTTCGCCCTTGTTGCGGCGCACCTAAGATGCAAGCCATGGACAACAAAGACACCAAACATCAGACCCGGCGCGTATTGATCGCGCAGGTCACTGCTACTCAGCTCTTCCCGATTCCAGAGAAAGCTGAGGACGAAAAACAACATCCCGCTGACGAGGAGCCAACGGAAACAGATAAGGAAAAGGAATGACGGAAACCGAGAAGCTGCTGACGGCAGCTCAAGATTTGGCGCTGCGCGCCTTCGAGGCGCCCAACCAGGAGACAGTGATGGAGCTTTTTCGTCGCCTGTGCGATGAGGAGGATCGCCGCAAGTACGAGACCGAGGGTGCTTGCCAGGGGGTTACGCTGCATTGACATCATGCCGCCTCTCGCTGCGCCGTATCCCTTGCGGTCGGGCGAACGCCGCGGATCCCGTCCTTCAGGCGCGTAAGCGTTCGCATCCCAGGATTTGGAATGTGTCCGTTCATAAATTTGGAAATCCACGAGTAGCTGACTCCGGATTTGTCGGCGACTTCGCGCCACAGGCCACGCCTTGCAACTAGGGATGCCCTGATCTGTTCGGTTAGGTTTGCGCTCATGCGCCCACAATAGCAAAACTTTGCTATTCATTCAAGCAACACTTTGCTAGCAATACATTGCACACTTCGCGCATGAGCAAAGCACGTCAATCAGCCAACGACATTTTGGCCGCCAATCTCCACGCCCTCATGAAGAAGCAGGGCGTGGTGCAGACCGTGCTTGCACAAAGATCGGGCATAGCCCAGACGACTATTAGCCTGTATCTTTCCCCAGAGCGCAGGCAGCCCAGCAAAACTGGGAAACTCCCTTCGGCCAAGCTCACCGAGATTGAGGCGCTGGCGACGGCGCTAGGGGTAACTGTCGGTCAAATACTGACTCCCGATCTCGGCGCCGGCGCTGCCCATCCCGGGCGCCCTTCGCCGCCGAAGCGTAGCAGCATCACGGACCTCGACTCGGGCGCAGACGAATTCCCCATGCGGATTGCAGGGATGCCGGACGCTCCATGGGAGCCCGGCGGCGTAACGACCAAGCAAATGGAACGCGAGGGCCTGGTTCAATTCGGACTGGACCGGAGCATTGCGACCAACGTCACTGCAGGCGAGCCGGTGGCCGCCAACGAGAAGTTCGAAAAAGTGTTGGAGCTGGCCGATGTCCGCCTGGCGGCAGGCGACGGCATCGAGGCAGAGAGCGAGCTCGTGACTGGCGCGATCCAGTTCCGTCAGTCGTTCCTGCGCTCAGTAGGGGCCGACAAAGGGCGCGGCCGCGTCGTCTACGCCAAGGGCGACAGCATGGAAGGCGACATCAAAGACGGCTGGGCGCTTCTGGTCGTTCCGGACGACAGCCTGACCATTCGCGACCTCGTACCCAAGACGATCTACGCAATCAACTATGACGGGAAGATGATTGTCAAGATCATCGATAAGGATAAGTTGACCGGCAAGTGGGTGGCCAAGTCTGCCAATAGGCGGTATCGGGATATCCCTCTAGAGGCTGAAGGTGTGTCGGTCAGGATATTGGGGCGGGTCGTGTGGGCTGGTGGTAGGCTGGACCAAGGAGGAATAGAGGCCTGACCTACAGCGACTTGTTGTGGACCGACGTTGTGGCAAATTTTGAGGTGGATGTGACGAAATGAGAAAAACATTTCTTGTTCTTGCGCTAACGTTCGTACCAATGTTACCAACGGCAGCCTCCGCCGATCTTGTGGAGGGCACGGGGAATTATTGGCTACAGAAGTGTGAGGCGCCAACTGGAAGTCTTGACTCTGCAGTTTGTCTGGGATTCGTCATGGGACTGCACCGCGGATTTGTTTATGGGTCCATGGTCACGTGGCTAACCGCCGGGAACATAACGAAGAGTAAGAATCTCTCATATGACAAGTTGGCTCAGTTCTATTGTTTGCCAGCAGGGGTCACAAATGGGCAGACGCAAGCCATATTCGTCAAGTACCTGACCCAGAATCCGGAGCGGCGTCATGAGCCTGGCGAGAGCTTGTTCGTAGAAGCGCTCGCACGTGCCTATCCCTGTCGATAACCCCACACCACCGAGAAGCCGATGGTTGATAACCCCAAAAATAAGCTATTTGAGATAGCTCAGTCAGCAGGAAGGACGCCAGCAAACATCCTTGCGGATCTGCTGGATGGAACAGAGATGGCACTCCTTGAGGTCCTGCTGTACCTGCACGACAAAAAGCTGATCGACAAGGACGAGCTAGCTGTTCGCCTTTCAAGCAACGCTAGCAATATTGAACGAACCTTTAATGGGAACGGTCTCAAACAAGACGTGAGCACCCTTGCGTTTCCGTCACGGCGCTTGGCCACCGCGCTGCTATCTGCCGTCACAGAGCCAGAGAAGGACGCGAAAGAATGAGCGTGACAAGGCCAAATTTTGAGCAATGGCAGCGTTCCGAGCTGGAGGAAGATAGCTCGAATGTTGAACATGGCGGTGGTGGAGGCGATAATGGGGGCATGGACCGACTAGCGCACCTTGAGAAACGCGTTAACGACATCGACGGCCGACTAGGCCGCATCGAGCGGGACGTTGACGCCCTAAAAGGTGATGTGAGCACCCTTAAATCCGATGTGGGCTCGATTAAAGCGACGGTGGCAAGCATCGACGCTAAGCTGGATATTGGCAGCATTCGAGCCTCCGTAGAGAAGGCTCACACCGACATTTACAAGTGGATTGTTAGCATAATTGCGGTGGTGGGCGCTATCTATTTTGGCATTCAACGGTTAGGGCCTCCTGTCGCACAGATGCAGGCGCCTCCCCCTGCTACTCAGACAACTGCCCCATCACCGCCAGCTCAATAGCTTTGCTTCTCAATCGCCCTCCCCGGGCGGTTTTCTTTTGTCTAGTCGGTCGTGCGGGTGCTACCAACTCCAACATCAATGGTGCCGTACATCTCCACACTCCCCTCTGTCTGTCCGGCCTCGTTGGTACGCGCGCATCCTGTCAGGCCGACGATCAGCACAGCGACAGCGACAATACGGGGAAAATTTCCAGAAATCATGCGAGCCTCCTAATACTGCTCTGAGGCTTCATTCTATGTCACTGCCGTTTGGGGGAAGCGCAGTGGCATAGAGCGGATTTCTTTTGGCCTGACGCGCCCCCAGCCATGGCAGGCAATATAGCGTCAAATGGTTGTGACACTTATGCACTGGGTCTTATTCTGGGCCTCGTGCGCGCCGGCGTGGCCCGGCAAAGTCACTTGGAGATCGCCATGAACAGTCTCGCTACGATATTGATCGCTATCGGCACGACAATCCTGGCCTACCAGCTACACATCTAACCTTTCAGCCGCCCTTCGGGGCGGCTTTCTTTTGGGCTATTGGTCAACGGCAAAATTGATTCCAAGCCTCGTCAAACGCGCCTCGTTCTAGGTTTTTATCCCGTTCAAAGACAACCATTTCACGGCTTGCGGCAATGAATCGCTGAAAGCCCGTATACCCCCCAAAAGAATTCTTCGAATTCACCTCTCCGCAGAATCCATTCTGATTCCGAAACTCTGCCGATTTCGGGTCTTTTAGATTGGCTGCCACAAACTCTTCCGCCATGCGTTGGCGCTTGATCTCATTGATGTCTGTCGGACCCGCCGCAAAGGCGACCGACGAAATTAGGAGCGCCATGGCTGCCCAGATAAGGCGTCGCATTTTTTCTTCCTCGTAACGAATCAATGCTGAATCGTACTTTGATTCCGCCTCCCCCCTGCACCTAGCAAAGTTTTGCTTGACTCGACTAGCAAAGTTTTGCTATTATTCATTCAACGCAGCAAAGAACGCCTGGACCTCAGGTCAGCAAGTAGGGCGCGGAGTGAATGGAGAAGTGTCGTGACGCAGGAAGAATTGGTTAAAGCGCTGATTTATGAGTCTGAGACCGGAAAGTTCTTTCGGCGCCTGCGAGATGGATCTAGAGGTAAGGAAGTAGGCCGAAGAAAAGATCGGTTTGGTCGGTATTGCATCAAGTTGGAAGGCAGAGATTTGCGGGCTCATCGCATCGCGTTTCTCTATGTCCATGGATGGTTGCCAGACTTGATTGATCACGTCAACGGAGACGCGAGCGACAACCGCATCGCGAATCTGAGGGCAGCTTCGGTCAGCCAGAACGCCATGAACCGCGTTCGTCGGTCTGATAACGGCGGACGTTTCAAGGGTGTTTACAGGGACGCTCGTCGAGGGAAGTTCTTCGCGAGGATCACTGTGCAGGGAAAACGGCGGGTCATTGGAGGATTCGACAGCGATGTCGAGGCCGCCTACCGATACGACGTTCAAAGCCTAGAGCTTCATGGGCCATATGGCAGGCGAAATTTTCTGCCCCTAGTCCAACACGAGATCTAGCAAGCAGTACCCAGATTTACCCGCTCTTTTACAACCAGCCAAGAGATAGAACAGGCCAATGGCGCGTATGCGTGGCTAGGCCCAGGGCTCAACCCGTTACCCCTGAGAAAAGATCGACGGCTATCCAGATGCCGCCTGGCCGCAAGGCGTGGCTATAGAACGGCATCGGATTGATGGGCAGTGCACGACCTGGAGCCGCGACGAACGGGAGTAGTCAGGCGTGCCCTGCTCCAGATTCTTCTGAATGCCAACCCTTTCCGGGTTCCGGCATTTTCAAGAACCTGGAGATACGCACATGAAAGACCTAATCATTGGTCAGTATGTAGAAGGGCAAGGCGGTATTTATATCGGCCAGAACGCTGCTGGCAAGCATCTGGTTATTGCCGCCAATGCGGTTGATGGCGAGTTTGAATTTGGCGGATACGGCGAGGATTTGGAGGGTTACTCTGATTCGGATGGCGCCGAAAACACTCGCAAGCTGCTGGAGCGCGGCGACCACCCTGCAGCTCAGGCTGCAGCGGACTACACGGCTGATGGTCACTCGGATTTCTTCCTACCGTCTCAGCGCGAATTGATGCTTGCCTTTGCTGCATTGGGTGTCGATGAAGAACTCAGTGATGTTTGGACCTCGACGCCCTACGGCTCGCTCTACGCCTGGGCAGTCTCTTTCGAGTACGGCCGCGTCGACCTCTGGGACCGCACCAACGAGTTCCGAGTTCGCCCCGTCCGCATCATCAATTAATCCCTTTATCCCTTTTGCCTCGCTTGCGGGGCGTCTTCTGTGCTGGGCCTTGTTCTAACCCTCATGGTCACTGTTCCAACTCCGGCCTCAACCCGGAGGCAGGGCCCAGCACAGAGGGCTCCATCACTCTCAACCATCCAACACGTGCGGGCGGTGGAGATCCTCCCTAGTAAGCCGAAAGCAGATGCTGGGCAACCATCGCGCATGAGTACTAGTCAACCAGCGAGAGCCGATGGAAGTCCCAAGCGGTAGCGAGTAGGCCTCCCTCTTTAGCGCCACCCCATCAGCCGCATCCACGCCCGAATGCGCATAGGACTACGGGCGGCTGATGCAGGAGCGCTATTCCATCCCCTGGAGTTGCTATGGATATGCCAATCGGCCGGCGAGATCCGGAGATCAGCGCGACTGCCATTTGTGCGGCCGTGGCTCATGCAATCAAATTTGGGCAAAGCGCATTCGACGTACCTGGAAGCGTCTACGCAGAACATGCGTTCAATCAGTGCGTGCGTGACGCCCGCGATGAGTCCGATCTTGCAATGGCAATTCTGGATCCAGCCAGCGAGCGAGGTATTCGGTTCCGCGCCCGATATCGCAATGAGATTGAGCGCCTTGCTCGCGGAGACCATAAGCGATGAGCGCCGCCATAGTTTGGGTGTTGATGGCTTTTATTCCGCCTGGCGACAGCCGCCCGCCCGCGATGGTAATCGAGCGATTTGGCAGCCAGGCCGCTTGCGAGTCTCGCCTGGAGATATTCAGGGCCAACACCGTCACCTTCGCTTGTCTGCCCTCACGGCAGATCACAAGGAACCCCAAAAATGAAAACTGACCTGCTGCTGCACGCTGCAGTTGTGGCATGCGTGCTGATGCTGGGCGTCTATATGTACGGAAACATGCAGCAAGCAGATGAGCGCGCTCGATTGGAGATAAAACGATGAGCGAAGTCACCGAACTGATTGAGTTGCCGCCGAAAGAAACGGCGTTGCAGGTATTCACTGACACCAGCAAATTAGATGAAATCCTCGACAAGGTACGCGAGAAAGTCACCGGCACCGTGTACGACATGAGCAAGCGCAAGGATCGCGAGGCCTGCGCCAGCGATGCATACAAGGTGGCGCGGAGCAAGGCTGCAATGGAAAAGCTCCGCGCTGCAGTGTCGGCAGATCTCAAGGAACTGCCGAAAAAGGTTGACGCTGGCGGGCGCTACCTGAAAGAAGGCCTTGAGGCCATTCAATCTGCTGTGCGAGCCCCTTTGGATGAATGGGAGAAAGCCGAAGAATCTCGATTGGCCCGCCACAACCAAAACGTGATGCATCTGAACCAGTACGCAGCCAACGCCAGTCATCAGCTCGAGGCCAGCGCACTGAAAGACATGCTAGCGGCAGTTGATGCGGTGGTGATCGATGAATCCTGGGAAGAGTTCGAAGCCGAGGCGCACCGCGCCAAAGACAAGGCCCTAACAGCCCTTCGCGCCGCCCTAGCCGCCCGCCAGCAGTACGAAGCGGAGCAGGCCGAACTCGCCCGCCTACGCGCCGAAGCAGAGGAACGCCGCAAAAAGGACGAGCAAGAGCGCATCGCCCGCGAAGCAGCTGAACGCGCAACCCGCGAGGCAGAAGCGAAAGCCCAGGCCGAGCGCGATGCTGCCGCAAAGCGTGAAGCAGATGCCAAAGCTGCTCAGGAGCGCGCAGAACATGAAGCGGCTGAGGCGGTTGAGCGTCAAAAGCAGGCCGAAGCCCGGGCCGAGGCCGAGAGGCTGGCAGCGGAGAAACGCGCTGCGGACGCCGCTGAGGCTGCTCGCCTGGCCGAGATTAAACGGCAGGCTGACGCCAAGGCAGCAGAGGAAGCCGAGGCGAAACGCCGCGAGGCAGACAAGCAGCACCGAGCCACTATCAACCGTGCCGCGCTAGAAGCTTTCGTTGCCAACGGCATGACCGAAGAATGCGGCAAAAAAGCAATCATCTTGATTGCCAGCGGGCTTATCCCTGCGATCAAGATCAATTATTGAGGCAACCATGACCACTGAAGTAATAGAAGCGCCGCGCCATGAGGTTGCGGTGGAAACGGCCGTTCCCGCAAATTCTCCTATGGGCATGATGCTCGCCGCCATGCAGCAAGGGGCAACCCTCGACCAAGTCGAGAAAATGATGGATCTGCAAGAGCGCTGGGAACAGCGAGAGGCGGAGAAAGCATTCAACGATGCGCTGGCGTCATTCAAATCTGAGGCGGTTGAAGTCATCAAGCGGCGCGAAGTCGACTTCACCAGCCAGAAAGGTCGCACCAACTACAAGCACGCGGAATTGTCGGATGTGGTTGAGGCTGTCGGCCCCGCCCTATCCAAACACGGCTTTGCCTGGAACTGGAAGACGGAGCAGGTCGGCGGCCTCGTGCGGGTTACGTGCATCCTGAAGCACCGACAGGGACATAGCGACACCGTTACCCTGGAAGCGTCTCCCGATCAAAGCGGCAACAAAAACAATATCCAGGCAATCGCGTCGACCGTTACCTATCTACAGCGCCACACGCTCAAGGCGATTACCGGCGTCTCAGAGAAAGGCGACGACAACGACGGCCGCGGAGCATCAAACACGGACCTTCGTGACGAGTGGATTAGCGCTGTAGCGTCAGCGGACTCCACTGAGGCTCTGGAATCCATCTGGCAAGAAGGTGGAAATGCCATTTACGCCACCAACAATCTGGCCGATTACAACGCCTTCAAAAAGGCGGTAACGGATAAGAAGAAAATGCTATTGGAGAACCAATAATGGACGGTCTGATTATTCACCACGATGCCCAGGGCACGCCGGAATGGCTCGCAGCACGCCGAGGCGTCATTACCGGCAGCCGCTTCAAAGATTGCCGGGACCGACTCAAGAACGGTAGTCCGTCGAAGAAATGCCTGGACTACGCGATGGACGTGGCCCGCGAGCGTGAAGGCGGCGAACCCCTGCAGGTATTCGCCAACAGCGCGATGCGATTGGGTACGGAGCAGGAGCCATACGCCCGGGTGGTCTACGAGCGCAAGACCGGCCATATCGTCGACGAGGCCGGGTTCATTACGACGGCCGATCGGTTGTTCGGCGTCAGTGTTGACGGGCTAGTGGGCGATGATGGAATCATCGAGATCAAGACGATGGTCAGTAGCGACACGCTGTTTACGGCTTTCGTCGGCGGTGATGTGTCGAGCTACGTCGATCAGTGCAACGGTGCCATGTGGTTGCTTGGACGCAAGTGGGTTGATCTGGTGCTATGGGTTCATGACCTGCAATGCATGAAGATCATCCGCATCAATCGGGATGACGATCAGATTGAAGCACTCGAAGCAGATTTGATGGAGTTCGAGCGCATGGTGACCAGACACCAGAATGCGCTTCGTGACGCACTTAAGGAGGCCGCATAACCATGGCGCAATTGACTGGAATCGCACGAATCGGACGAGATGTTGAAGTGCGGTACACCCCGCAGAGCGATGCGGTAGCAAACATATCCCTGGCGTTCAACTACGGGAAGAAGGACGGTGATGGTAATAAGCCCACTCAATGGGTAGATGCTTCACTCTGGGGGCAGCGGGCAGAGGCGATTGCTCCGCACCTTCTGAAAGGCACTCTGGTCTATGTCGTTCTCGACGATGTGCACCAGGAGGATTACCAGACCCGTGACGGGCGCAGCGGTAGCAAGATTGTCGGTCGGGTCAATGTGATCGAGTTTGCCGCTCGACCGCAACAAAGTAGCCAGCCCGCGCAGCAACAGGCGCCTCAAGCGACTCCCCAGCAAGCTGGCACGCCAGCTACGCAATCGCCCCGACCTGCCACCAGTTTGGCAGAAATGGCCGACGACTGCCCGTTCTAATTCCGCGCCGCAACCGCGGCAATACTCCAAAGGAACACCATGACAACCATCCAGTTTGACTTGGGCGGAGGGGCTAGTATTGCCCTGCCCACCACCACTGTGGCTGAAAAGCTGATTGCTCGACTGAGCGAGTCCAGCAAAGTCGCGTTGCCCACTCGGCCAAAGATCGGTGAATACCTCCCGGATCAGGGCGGCATCTTTGCCGGAGAAATTCTCGGCGATGACGGTGCCGTTTATGGCCTCGTTCTGTCAGAGGATGATTTGGCGGGCAAGTTTCAATGGAGCCCCGACGAGGGCAAGATTGATGGCAGTAGCTGGGACGGTCTGACCAACACAGACGCCTTGCTACGACTTGATCGCCATCCCGCCGCGCGTGCTGCCAAAAGCTATGAAGTCGGTGTCCACGCGGATTTCTACCTGCCCGCCAAGCGCGAACTTCAGATTATCGCAGCGAACCTGCCTCACTTGTTCCAGAAGGAGGTCTATTGGACCTCGACGCCCTACGGCTCGCTCAACGCCTGGGCAGTCCGTTTCGAGAGCGGCCACGTCAACTACTGGACCCGCACCAACGAGTTCCGAGTTCGCCCCGTCCGCAGATTCATCGCTTGATCCATTAACCCCTTACGGGCGGAGCCCGCCAAAGCCATGGCCTTGCACACAGATACCCGAATTTTCAAGACGACCTATGACTTAAGCCTGCTGGTCACGAAACTCGTGGCAAACATGCCTAGGAACTACAAGGCAGACTTTGGGGCCAATCTGCGTAAACAGTGCTTTGACTTGGTAATGCAGGTCTACCGGGCCAACTCAGCAGCAGACCGCGCTCCATTGATTCGCGTCTTGCGCGAGGGGGTAGAGGCGGCAAATCTGTCGCTGCGACTGGCCTCGGATCTGCACCTTATCTCCCGTGGGCAATACGGCAAAGCGATCGAGCTAACCGACAGCATCGGCCGCCAAGCAACTGGTTGGCTCAAACACTCCGAGAATGCGCTTGTCGCCTTACCGTCACGGCGGTCAGGCCAACGCGCTTGATGATCTGGTCACGCCGCTGGCCCACAAGGCCACCGATAGGCGCATCACAGAAACCGCCGACTACGGTCGGATAGGTCTGGCGCAGTTTCCCCGCTGATCGGCATGCCTTCGGCGGGGTGACGTGGATAGCGTGATAGAACGCCCTACGGCTCGAACAACGCCTGGGCAGTCAATTTCGAGAACGGCAACGTCAACAACTGGAACCGCAACAACGAGTTCCGAGTTCGCCCCGTCCGCAAATCGTCCTCGGAGTTTTTATGGATTCTTGCCATTCGTTCGCGGAGCTGGTGCAGGCTTATTACGACTGCCGCCGGCTAAAACGCAACACAGCGAGCGCGTTGCTCTTTGAGATGGACCTCGAGCGAAACCTAATGCAACTTCATGAGGAGCTGCAGGACGGCACATATCGCCCGGGACGCTCTATCTGCTTTGTTATCACCCGCCCAAAGCCCAGAGAGGTCTGGGCAGCGGATTTCAGGGATCGCGTAGTGCATCACCTGCTATACAACAAGATCGGTGCCAGGTTCTTGGCGAGCTTCATTGCTGATTCATGCGCCTGCATCCCAGGTCGCGGCACTCTGTACGGCGGCAAGCGACTGGAGGCCAAAGTCCGAAGCGTCACGCAGAATTGGTCGAGCCCCGCTCATTACCTGAAATGCGACTTGGCCAACTTCTTTGTCAGTATCGACAAGCGAATCCTGTGGCCGAAGTTGGCCAAAAGGATACCTGAGCGCTGGTGGCGCAATCTCTGCGCTCTGGTGCTCTTTCATGATCCGCGCGAGAACGTCGAGATACGCGGCGAGAAATCACTGCTCCGCTTGGTTCCGCCGCATAAGCGCCTGATGCAGGTCTCGCCGCATCACGGCCTACCGATCGGTAATCTTTCTAGTCAGTTCTTCGCCAATGTTCTGCTGGACGGCCTTGACCAGCACATCAAGCACACCATAAAGGCCCGTCACTACGTTAGGTATGTTGACGACATGGTGTTGCTGCATGAATCGCCGCAATTCCTCAATGAAGCTTTGCACAGCATTAACGACTTCCTGCCACGGCTTGGGCTGGCTCTCAATCCCAGAAAGACGGTGCTTCAACCGGTGAATCGCGGGGTTGATTTCGCGGGATATGTGATCAAGCCCTGGAGAATCGAAGTGCGGCGCCGGACGGTGCGGGCCGGGCTGAGGCGAATCGAATCGCTGCCGCAGGGCAGCACACTCGAAACCATCAATAGTTACTTAGGAATGATGGGCCACGTGAACGGCCATCATGACAGATCACGCATTGCCAATGCTGCCAGGAAGCGCAGGCACTGCGTTAGTAGCGATCTCACCAAGGCGTACCGGCAATAGTTCTATAGCCAACTCAACGACACCACATCACGGCAACTTGCTAACGACCATCCACCCAGCATCCGCATCTTTTTCATCTCGGTCGCGCATCCATACAGTCTCGCAGGAATTACACGAGTAGCGCTCCATATAACCCCTCGAGGGATCTGGCCCCATCGGCTTATAGGGACGCTTGTCAATCAGCCGCAGATCGGCGTGCGGCGACTCTGATTTTGACGCACCCAAAAGTTGTTCACAACCTTGGCAGAGCGGCATAAGGCCTCCTCAAGTGAACTGCAATCGTACTCCACCCGAACCGGAATTTCACCATGAAGCCAGACGACGACGATTTCTTTCTATTTGAGATGCCCGAGTTCGATCCCCTACTCGGCTGCGTAATCCTTGCCGCCCTACTGGCGATATTTGGTATTGGCCTTGGCCTGTATGAGATTGTGCGGGCTATTTTTGGGGAATGGGCATGACCACCACAACGAAGCCTATGGAAGATGGCGGACCTGCCTTCCCAGTTGCCGACTGGGACTACCAGACATTCCAGCCCAAAACCGTTGAGGAAATACGTCGTTTGCTGTCTGGCATGTCCCTGCGCGATTACTTCGCAGCCAAGGCGATGCAAGGGATGCTGTCCACTGCTAACGCCTCGTGTCTTAACGGCTTGGATGGTTACGAAGAAATAACCGCGAAGGCTGCTTACACCATAGCAGACGCCATGCTCCGAGCCCGCCAGGAGAACAGTAATGACCGAAGCTGAGCACCTACTAGCCGAACTGGTGAGCGCCCTGGATAACGCATTCATCAGCACATGGCAATCGACAGCCGCTTGGCAGAAACAGCTCGATGCTGCGCGTGAGTACATGGAGACATGCACTTGTCCCGCTGATCGAATGCCCTTTGGCCGCTGCTGTAAGGCCCGCCAGGAGAAAGACCATGACCGTTGACACACAAAAGCTGAGGGAGCGGTTGGACAAGGCCTTCAAACGCGCATATCTGCTTGGTCAGGATTATTGGCGCTTGGCTGATAGTGAAAGCTGGGCCGACAACCGCCGATCTAACGACGTGCAAGACAAGTTCGATGCGCTGCGATCTGAGACTGTTTCGGTGGCTGGCGCGCAGGTGTCCATACTTCAGGACGAGATCGACCGCCTGCGCGCAATCATCCGAGCGATTGACAGCCTACGCGGCCCATTTATGAGTGATGACGACGTAGCGTCTGTTTGGAAGCTTGTGGACGCCGCTCTCAATCCGCCCGCCCCTCCCCAAGGAGAGAAGGAATGACCACTGACACAAGCAATCCGCACTGACTACTGGCGAGATCCTGGCACTGGATTGCCGCGCCACCATAACCGAGGACGAAAAGATCCGGTTCGCCCGCACCGTCGAGTCCGCCGTGCTATCCAAGCTGCGCGGGGCGGGTGAGCCGAGCGATGCTGCAATCGAGGCCCTTGCACTTTCTCATGGATTTAACAAATCCGATGAGCATTGGGGATCTCGGTACTACACGGAGTTGGGCCAGAACCTTTTTTCGTTTGCCCGCGAGTTGCTATCCCGCTACGCCGCGCCCCAGGCCAGCGCCGAGGCTGAGCAATACACGACGGGCGATGATGATCTGGACATGGCGCTAAATCTAGTAGGCGCTCCTGGCGATTATGCCATTGCACAAGCGGATGCCATCGAGCGCTTGAAAGAACGACTGAAGCCCGCCCCTGCCGTCGAGTATGACCAAAACCGGGAAAACGGTATTGCTGGAAAATCAGACACTTACACCACGGCTCCCGCAAAGGGTGCGGGGGATGTGGCGCTGCCTCCGCTACCCGAACCCGAGTTCCGCGGAGTGGTTATTCGTAAATACCCTCGATACCTTTTTACCGGCGATCAAATGCAAGACTACGCCCGTGCCGCAGTACTTGCCGACCGCCAGCAGCGCGGCGGGGATGTGGGTGAACTGCGCGAAGCCGCCAAGACGTTTTATAACGCGACCATTGCCGACACTACAGTGCGCATTAGCACGACATCGGCGAAAAAACGGGATGGCGTCATTGCTGCGGGAGAACGGCTCCTCGCCGCCCTGGCCGCTACGAAAGGGGAAAGCAAATGAGCATGTGGCACTGTGAGAAATGCTTGGGGACGCCCGGATTCGGGGTTGGTTGTGTATGCCCGAGAAACGCCCAGCCTGCCGCGAGCGCGGAGCCGAGCGACTGCGACAACTTAGCCCATGAACTAGACGGCGTGATTGCGGACGTAGAGCAAGGCGACGGGTTTGATGAGGTGTGCCTCGAAACACTCAAGCGAGTTCGTGCTGCCCTAGCCCAGCAGGGAAAGGAGGGGTGATGGATACACCCGTTCTTGACCCCTGCTGCGGCGGACGCATGATGTGGTTCGACCCAAAAGACCAACGGTGCCTGTTTGGCGACCTGCGAGACGAAACCATTGCCGTTACCGACCGTACCCACCGCCAGGATGGACAGCGCGTAGTACGCATACATCCTGACGCGCAGTTCGACTTCCGCAGTTTGCCGTTCCAGGATGAGGCGTTCGCCCTCGTGGCGTTCGATCCCCCTCACCTGGTGAGAGCCGGCCCGCGCAGCTGGATGGCTGCCAAATACGGCAAGCTAGGCGCCGAGTGGCAAGACGACATGCGTCAGGGCTTTGCCGAATGCTTTCGCGTGCTGCGCCCCCTTGGCGTATTGATCTTCAAGTGGAACGAGACCCAGATTCCCCTGGCGGACATTCTGGCCTGCACGCCCCACAAGCCACTATTTGGACATCGCGTCGGGCGGCTGAACCGCACGCACTGGGTGACCTTTATGAAACCCGCCACAGCGAACGATGGGGAGGCGAAGAATGGCTAAGCCACTCGCAGGAAAACGTCTGTACGAAGCATGGGGCAGATCGGCATATTCGCGTGGGCTGCCAATTACGGCCGGACGTATAAGCCGTCAACGCTGGCCCGAATGGGCAAAGTCCGCATGGACGCGGGGTTGGCTGAATCAGCAAACTGGCGCCATGGGTACGCAGCATCAGAACCTGCGAGACGCATGATGGACCTCCCAATACTCGCCGCCTTTTTTGCCGGCCTGCTTACCGGCTGGATGTTATGGAAAGAATGACCACCGATGTAATCGAGCGGCTGCTGGAAACGACACGCCGCGCTTGGATGCCCGCCTAGCGCGGGCTTTGTTTTGGAGGCGATATGCTAATCCTCTCGCCTGAGGACCTTGTTGAGATAACAGGGAAAAGCCGTAAATCAAGCCAGGTTGAAATTCTTCGCCAGCTTGGCATTCCGTTTAAGATTCGGCCCGACGGCACGCCTTTGGTGTTGCGGGCAGCAATGGAGGTTGCGTTAGGCTATGCGACCAAGAATGAAAAATCGAGAACTCCCGCCCTGCGTATACCTGAAGCACGGCGCTTACTATCTGGTCAAGCGCGGTAAATGGCAACGCCTTGGGGCTGACTTACATTCAGCGCTCCTTGAGTATGCCAGGACTATGGCCAGCCCCCAGGACGGAATGCCAGCCCTGATCGACAAGGCGCTACCCTCTTTGGTGGCCGAAATCAAAGAGTCTACAGCGAAGCAATATCGACACAGCGCCCGTTTACTCAAGGAGGTCTTTGCCGACTTCAGGGTTGATCAAGTGCGACATGGTGACATTGTCCAGATGCTCGATGGATTTAAGGACAAGCCGGTTGCTGCCAACCGGATGCTCACTGTGCTACGCCTCACCTTTCAATGGGCGCTGGACCGCCAGTTGGTGGAGTCAAATCCTACTTTGAGCGTCAAGCGCTTTAAACAACGCCCAAGGAATCGCCTCATCTCCGCAGCTGAGTATCTGGCGATTTACAGACAATGCGCTCCATGGCTTCAGTGCGTGTTGGATTTGTGTTATCTCACCGGCCAGCGCATTGGCGATGTCCTTTCCATTGAGCGCAGTCACTTAGGTGAGGAAGGAATCTATTTCAAGCAACAGAAAACTGGCAAGCAATTAGTTGTAGTCTGGAGTCCCGAGCTGCGCGAGGCCGTAAAGCGAGCGGAAGACAACACCGGCCCAGTCGTCAACATGACATATTTGCTTGCCGGCCGAGGCGGAAAGCTCAGAGAGCATTCCAACGTCTGGAGGTCATTCAAAGACGCGGCCAGACGTGCCGGAATAGAGAATGTCACGTTGCACGATATTCGTGCCATGGCCGGGACAGAAGCCGAGCGGCAAGGCATAGACCCGCAGGCTCTACTTGGACATACCGACCGCAGGACGACCGCGATTTATCTGCGCGATCGATCACCAAAGTTGGTGACAGGACCTCGCAAAAAGTCTGGATAA